TCTTCGCAGGGCTTCTCGCCGAAGAGCATCTGATGTTCCCCGGCCATCGCAGCGTTTGCATCCGCGAAGTCCAAAAGTCACTCAAGCAATCCGCCAAGAAGCTGATCGAAGACACCCTGCAATCCTATAACCTCGGCGAGGCCCAAGGCTTCAAGGTCTTCCGCGAGGTGATCGAAACGCCCGGCGATGGCCTCATCATCTTCCAAGGGATGCAGGATCACACCGCAGACAGCGTGAAATCGCTTGAAGGCTTCGACCGGGCTTGGGTTGAAGAAGCGCAATCCCTCTCCGACCGATCCCTCTCACTTCTGCGCCCGACAATCCGCGCCGAAAACTCTGAGCTTTGGTTTAGCTGGAACCCATCGCGCCCGACCGATCCTATCGACCAGCTTCTGCGCGGGCCTGTCACGCCATCGGGATCGGTCGTTGTCCGGGCCAACTGGTCAGACAATCCGTGGTTTCCATCCGTCCTAGAGCAAGAGCGCCGGGATTGCCTAGAGAACCAGCCCGAAAGATACGGCCACATCTGGGAAGGCGAATACTCAACCGTCCTCGAAGGCGCGTACTATGCCAAACACCTGACCGACGCCCAGCTTGAGCGCCGGATCGGCTTTATCCCGCGCGATCCGCTGATGAAGGTCTATGCCTGCTGGGATATCGGCGGCACCTCGTCCAAGTCTGACGCCACGTCGATCTGGATCGTGCAATTCATCGGCCCCGAGGTGCGCGTGCTGGACTATTACGAGGCAGTCGGCCAGCCCTTCGAGGCGCACGTCAACTGGCTGCGGGCCAACGACTACGAGGAAGCCGTCTGCGTCCTGCCGCACGACGGGCGCAAGCACGACAGCGTCTATGCCGTTACGCCAATGTCCTATCTGCGCGAGGCTGGCTTTGTGGTTGATCTGGTGAAGAACCAAGGTGCCGGTGCTGCATTGCAGCGTATCGACGCAGCCCGTCGCCTGTTTCCGTCAATGCGATTCAACGAGGAGACAACGCGCGGTGGGCGCGAGGCTCTCGGCTGGTATCACGAAAAGCGGGATGAGGTGCGCGGCATCGGGCTTGGGCCAGAGCATGACTTCTCCAGCCATGCTGCCGATGCCTTCGGCTTGGTGGCCGTCTACAAGGCCGGGATGGTGTCGGATGATGAGTGGTCATCACCTCTGAGACGCAATTTGAAAGGCATCGCATGATGTGATAGGGTGTCGGCATCCCGCGCCAGAGGAGGCCATAATGCCACTCAAAAAAGGTTCGTCTGCCAAGACGATTTCTGCTAACATCCGCACGGAAATGAAGACCAAGCCGCAAAAGCAAGCGATTGCCATTGCTCTCAGCAAAGCAGGAAAGGCGAAGAAGAAATGAAAAAGCCAGTGAAGTTCACTCCGTGCAAAGGCTGCCCGAACCCCGCCAAGTGCAAGGCAATGGGCAAGTGCATGATGAAGGGCAAGAAGTAATGCCCGGCGGCCTTTACGCCAACATCGCCGCCAAGAAGGCCCGCATCAAAGCCGGATCGGACGAGAAGATGCGGAAGCCCGGCAGCAAAGGCGCGCCGACTGCGGCTGCATTCAAGGCTTCGGCCAAGACAGCAAAGAAGGCCAAGTGATGGCCAAAACCCCGGCTTGGCAGCGTGCTGAAGGAAAAAACCAAAAAGGCGGCTTAAACGCTAAGGGCCGCGCGTCTGCTAAGGCCGAGGGAATGAACCTGAAGGCCCCGGTGAAGGCTGGCGACAACCCGCGCCGGGCGTCCTTCTTGGCTCGGATGGGCGGTATGCCCGGCCCCGAGCGCGACGAGGATGGAAAACCCACGCGACTTCTGCTATCACTCAACGCATGGGGCGCAAGCAGCAAGGCGGACGCCAAGGCTAAAGCCAAGGCCATTTCGGCCCGCAACGAGGCGAAGAAGAAATGACCATCACGACCTATGCCACGCTAAAGACAGCCGTCGCGGATTTTCTGAACCGCGACGATCTCACGTCTGTCGTGCCGACCTTCATCGCGCTGGCCGAGGCTGACATGCAGCGCAAGGTGCGTCACTGGAGGATGGAAACCAGATCGACCGCCCAGCTTGACACGCAATTCAGCGCCATTCCGTCCGATTGGGCCGAAACAATCCGCTTTTACCTGACATCTGGCGAAACCGCGCGGCTTGAGTTGCTCAGTCATGCAGAACTCTTGGACCGCAAGCAGCGTGCCGGTGCCGTCAATGGCCAGCCCTACTACTACGCCATGACGGGTTCGCAGTTCGAACTCTACCCGGTGCCGGATGGGGTCTACACGGGCGAACTGCTTTACTTTGCCAAAATCCCGGCCCTGTCGGATGCTGCCACGACCAACTGGCTCCTGACAGACAGCCCCGATGCCTACCTCTACGGCGCTTTGGTTCACGCCGCGCCATACCTGAAGGACGACGCCCGCATTCAGGTCTGGGCTGCGCTCTATCAATCCGCCATCGACAGCCTCAACGCAGCCTCGGACAGCGCCCGCTACAGTGGCACGGGCCTCCGCATGAAGATTAGGAACGTGTCATGAGCCTCACAAACTCGTTCGAAACCAGCGTCCTGACATGGCTGCTGACCAACGGGACGCCTTCTCCCGCACGCCCGACCGCGTGGTATCTGGGCCTGTTCACGGCTGCACCGGGCGAAAGCGGTGGCGGCACCGAGATTTCGGGCAGCGGATATACCCGCGAGGCCGTGACCTTCACTGTGTCTGGAAATACCGCCTCAAACAACGCGGCAATCGAGTTTCCGACTGCATCGGGAAGCTGGGGAACTGTCACGCACGCGGCCATCTTTGACGCCGAAACCTCGGGCAACATGATCGCCTACGCCTCGCTGACGGCTTCCAAGGCCATCGACACAGGCGATGTCTTGCGTATCCCCACGGGCGATCTGGACGTGACGCTCGACTAAGGAGGGCCAGCCGTGACGACCTATTCGCCGGGATATGGCCGGGGCAGTTACGGCATCCGCCTCTATGGCTACGATGGAAGCATCAAGGACGCGGCGGCAACGGCTTCCGCGTCTGTTGCTGTTTCGGCATCCGCCCAGCGAATTCAGCAGGTATCGGCCACCGTCTCGATTGCTGCAAGTGCATCCGCCGCATCGCAGCGTGTCAGGGAGGTTAGCGCCACTGTTTCTGTGGCCGCCAGCGTCTCGGCATCAGGCCAGCGTTTCCGTGAGGTTTCGGCTGCTGTGTCGGCATCGGCCAGCCTGTCCCTTGACGCGCAAAGGGTCAGACAGGCTTCTGCGGCGGCTTCTGCGGCTGCATCCGTCTCCGTTGCTGGCGAGCGGGTTCGAGAGGTTCGTGCGGTCATTTCTGCGGCTTTTTCGGCCACGGCGGCCAGCGAGGCGGTCATCAATGCGTCTGCGTCTGCATCCTGTGCCGCCAGCGTAACATCAGCTTGCGAGCGTGTGCGTCTTGCTAGTGCGTTGGCTGCAATTTCGTGTATAGTGTCGGCAACGGCGATCAAGAAGTGGGAGCCGGGCCAGAATACTTCTGAGACGTGGACGCCGCAGGGCAACACATCCGAGACGTGGACGGCTCAATCAGACACGGCGGAAACGTGGTCTCCGCAATCTGACACAAGTGAAACATGGGTTCCGGCTGGTGATACGGCTGAAACTTGGACCCAAGCGGCATAAGGGCGGCGAAAATGGCAGATACCACCACAACGACTTTTGGCCTCGTTAAGCCCGAGGTTGGCGCGTCCGAGGACACTTGGGGAACCAAGATCAACGAGAACTTGGACAAAGTTGACGATCTCCTCGACGGCACGACGGCGATCAAGCCGAACCTGTCCGAGGGGCTGTGGAAGGTGGGCGGCACGGCTGTCACCTCGACGGCTGCCGAATTGAATATCTTGGACGGGGTGACGGCGACGGCTGCCGAATTGAACATCTTGGACGGCGTCACGTCAACGACGGCTGAATTGAATATCCTCGACGGTGTGACGGCGACGACTGCCGAATTGAACCAGCTTGACACCAACACCTTCACGGCTGACATCACCATCCCCGACAAGATCATCCACGCTGGCGACACCAATACCGCCATTCGTTTCCCTGCGGCTGATACCGTGACGGTGGAGACGGCTGGGGCTGAGCGGCTTCGGGTGGATAGTTCGGGCAACGTGGGCATCGGGACGAGTTCGCCTAATGCTGACCTTGAGTTGGGAGGGGCTGGTGAGGTTATCCGTCTGTCTGGCTCATCCACAAATGCTTACATCCGCAGCACAGACGGCACCACAAATCAGTGGTATATAGGGTCTGGTGGAGCCGCTGGCTTGCAGCATTATATTTACCAAGCGCAACCAATGACATTCCACACCAACGGCACCGAACGTATGCGCATCGACAGCAGCGGCAACCTCGGTTTGGGGGTTACGCCGAGTGCTTCTTCCGGTTCAGCAAAAGTCTTTGAAGTCGGTTCAGCGGGCAATACAATCCGTAGCGGCGTCAATGACGTTTACCTGACTTCCAATGCCTACTTCAATACAGGCTGGAAGTATGGCAGCACGGGTTCTGCTGCTTCCTACTACAACCAAACGGCAGGAACGCACCAGTGGCACACTGCACCCTCCGGCACCGCAGGCGATGCGATCACCTTCACGCAGGCTATGACGCTGGATGCGAGCGGGAAGCTGTCTGTGGGTACAACAGGCGCTTTTGGCATCCTGAACCTTAAAGAAGGGGCGGTTAGCTTAGAAGCAAATACTGACGCAACAAGCGCTAACTGGCTTGCCTACAACCGGGGGTCAAGTGCCTACGCAACTTTGGGACTGCGGGCGGCAGACGTTCGGTTTTTAATCTCCGACACCGAACGCGCCCGCATCGACAGCAGCGGGAACGTGATTATCGGGGGCGGCTCAATCCCAATCTCTGGGAAACTCCAGCTTCAAAAGTATGACGTAACTGGCGGCGATTATTTGGCGTTTGTCAACAGAGGGACCAACGCATCACATACCAATGTATACGACATTGGCGGCATTTTCGCTTCCGGCTTTCGTGATGTTTCTGATCCAGCATATATTGCTGGGATCACGTTTGAGCGCGGCGCAACGAATGGTGGCCTATCATCTTCCGGCGCTATCGTTTTCAAAACTGACAACATAGGGGCATCCACCAAGGCTGGAGTGCCAGAACGCGCCCGCATCGACAGCCTCGGGAACCTGTTGGTGGGGACGACTTCTTGGGCAACTGGTCAAAACGCATTCAGAGTAAATAACTTTGGCCGCGTTGATATTACGCGCGACACTACCGCAGCGGCAGATCAAATTTATTTTGCAAACCCCAATGGTGTTGTTGGAGCAATTACTACAAGCGGCTCCGCCACCGCCTACAACACCTCCTCCGACTACCGCCTGAAAGAGAACGTCCAGCCCATGCAGGATGCTCTGGCGGTTATCGCCCAGTTGAACCCTGTGACCTACACATGGAAGGCTGACGGCTCAGACGGCCAAGGCTTCATCGCGCATGAACTGCAAGCTGTTGTGCCTGATTGTGTGACGGGTGAGAAGGACGCTGTAGATGCCGAGGGCAACCCGCAGTATCAGGGCGTAGACACCTCGTTCTTGGTCGCCACGTTGGTGAAAGCCGTTCAGGAACTTACCGCCAAGGTCGCAAGCCTTGAGGCACAACTTAACCCCTAACCCCGAAAGGAGGATCACGATGGCTCAGAAAACACCGCAAACCATCACGATCGACGGACGCGAATACACCGAAGACCAACTGACGGACGAGCAGAAGATGCTCATCAATCACGTTGCTGATTTGGACCGCAAGATCGGTTCGACACGGTTCAACCTTGACCAGCTTCAGGTTGGCCGTGATGCCTTCGTCAACATGCTCACAGCCTCGCTGGCACAAGGAGAAACCGAATGACCGCGACCATCACTTGGAAGATTTCCCAACTCGACCGCAATGCCGCTGATGGTGGTGTGACGGTTGCTCACTGGACCGTGACTGCCGTTGATGGGGACCACAGCGCCTCCGCATACAGCACCGCAGGCTTCACCCCTGACGCCACCGCAGCGGGCTTCAAGCCCTACGACACCCTTACCGAAGCCGACGTTCTGGCATGGGTCTGGGGTTCTGTGGACAAGGACGCCGCAGAGGCCAGCCTGTTGCAGCAGATCGAAGCCCAGAAGGCACCCGTCACCCTGACCGGGACGCCGTGGTAAAATGACGACCGAGATGCTCTGGAGCCTCGGTCTAAGCGCAGCACTCGGCCTCATCGGCTGGGTGCTGAAAAACCACGTCGAAGAGGTCAAGCGGCTGCAAATCCTGCTGAACCGCACCCGCGAGGAGGTCGCCCGTGACTACGTTACGCGCGCAGACATGCACACCGACATGAACCGGGTTATCTCGCGGCTGGACAACCTCGACAAGAAGATCGACGAACTGATGCGGAGCCTTAGCAGATGAGACTAGTCCTTGTCCTCTTGGTCGCTGGCTGCGGCCCTGTTACTGTATCGTCCGTGGCCTACACGACGGCCTGCCCGAAAGGTGACCGCCAGTGCGAAATCCGCCAGAACGCAGAGACCCTGTACTACATGGCGCACGGCGACGCGGCCAACGAGCTGCTTTGCTCCGGCGATACGCGGGACGTTATGGGTGCGCTCTGCTCTGTCTACTGACGACAGCAGCCAGCGCCCAAGTCAGCGGTGATCTGAACACGAACTCCGGCAACACCAACTCTACAATTGACAGCAACAACGTCTCCACCAGCGAGACGCGGAACTACAACGGCGCTGGCTCGTCTCCGTTCTCTACGCCCGTGCCGACAGCCGCAGCACCGACAGTCATGGGCGGCGGCGGCAATGATAGCTGCCTGATCCCGAAGCAACAGGCTTTCCAGATCAGCATCTTCGGCAGGGCCGAGGGCAGCATGGAGCAAGACCCTGAGTGCAACCGCCGCAAGGATGCCCGCCTGCTCGGCACACCACAGGAGGCTGGCGGGCTGGGCCTGCAAGTCAGTGGTATTTCGGTCATGTGCGACAACGCTCAAATATACAAAGCTATGGCGCTGGCGAGTACGCCATGCCCGATTTACAGCATTGAGACAGGCAAGTTGCTGGTGGGCCGCGAGGGCTATCTGGCCATGCGTGACAATCCCCATGTTTATGTGGTAGGATACGCCCAAGATCGGTCCTTCTGGGACACATTCCTTCGCATTGGAGAGGAACTTCCCGATGTCCTACCTGAAACAAGCAGCGGCCCTACTCTGTCTGAGCGTTTCCGCCGCTCACGCCGATCCGACGATGACGGATCTACAGGGGTCGGCCCAGACAATCCTTAACCAGTTGTCAGCGGCTCAGAGCCTGACGGCTGGTGCGGTCTACAGTGCCGGACAGGGCGACATCCTCGCACCGGGCGTCATGCAGACGGCGACCGTCACCGAGCAGATGCGGCTTGATTACAACGCTGATGTGCAGGGGGTAATCGACGCGACATACTACAACGCCGAGATGTTGTTTCAGGATCAATACACCGCAACAATGGTCAATCTCGATTCGGCTGTCGATAACCTCGTTGCCGCGACTGCGGTTTTGATGGAGGTGCAGGCTGTTGCTAACATGGCCGCCAACGCTGACACGGTGCAGGAGCAGATGGCCGTGCAGGCTGTCCTAACCAACAATGACATGACCGTCAGCGCCGCCGACGTGAACAACTACAACAACGCTCTCGGCGCTGTGCAGTCCTACGCCCGCGATGCTGGTGCCTTTTTGGCGGCCTCCCGCAACACGACCATGACCGGGACTGTGGACGCCTATGCTGCCAACAGCGGCACCAACCTGTACGGCGCGACGGTGGCCTACTCGCCCACGTTTGACATCATGAACATCACCGCAGCCAACGTCTTCGGCATTGGCCTGCAAGGGCTGCTTGGTGCTGACACTGTGACGCTGGCCGACGTGTACGCTGCGGGCTACGGCTCGTGAGTGAAGAAGCTGAAACCACTGGCCTGCGGATCGCGGGCTTTGACGTAAAGGGCTGGTGGTTCGCCGCCGCCCTGCCCGTCCTGTCTGGTATCAGCGGCACGATTTACTATGGCTACGATGTTGTGAACAGGTTCTGGGGCGTGGAGGAAAGCGTTGCCGAAGTTCTGGATGTGGTCAGCCGGGTGCAAACCCTTGAGCAAGCGATCCAAGACAACGATGTGCGCGGCCTTGCACCGAAGCTGTCGGCCATCAGCACGCAGATGGCGAGCATCCTTGAGCAACAGAAAGAGTTGATGGACCTGCGGTCGAAGGTGGAGAAGGCCGAGGGCGTCACCAGCGGCATCGACGGCAAGCTGCAATCGTACGATGCAGAGATCGAAGACCTGTGGAAAGCAATGGATGACCTGATAAGGAACCCGATGCAATGATGAAGATGGAAGCATTGATCTGGCTGGCGTTTTTGGCTGCCGTCGCCGCGATCTTCTGGGTTAGTGGTGACGGCTTCTACCGATACCCCTGCCAAGACCCCGAGAACTGGGCTGCGCTTGAATGTACGCCGCCGATCTGCCTTCGCACTGGCATGTGCGCCACTGACCTGACAGGAGCCTCGCAATGAGCAAGAACGACCCAGAAATGATGGAAGCCAAGCTGCGGTACTTCATCGGCTGCGCTTTGGTGGTGATTTTGGCAGGCACCATCTTCACCATCCTCTACAGCCTTGTCTTCGTGACCCAGCCTCTCGGCGAGTCGAGCGAGAACGACCGCAAGTTCTTCGAGCTGCTGACGCCCATCGCCAGCTTCATCGTCGGCGCTCTCGGCGGCGTGATGGCGGCGGGCAACAACCGCAACAAGGGTGGCAACGATGAGCCGCCGACACAGGAGTACACCGAATGATCGGACGCATGGTTGGAATGCTCATTGGCCGGAAGGCTAAGGAGAAGGTGGTCGATGCCGTGCTGGACAAGGTGAACCTGCCTGACCCGGTCGAGAACGCAATCAAGATTGCAGCCACTGGCAACGTCGGCGATCTGCTCGGCGGCATGGGCAAAGACATGGCGCAGGAAGCTGTGCTTGGTGCGGTCACTAAAAAGGTGCCGATCAAGAGACCGAAGAAATGAAGTGGCTGGCCCTGCTTCTGCTGACGGCTGCGCCTGCTCATGCTTATGAGATCACCCGCATCATTGACGGCGACACGGTGGAGATCGCGGTAGACTTCCTACCGAAGCCCCTGCCGCCCAAGCTGTCGATCCGCGTGATTGGTATCGATACCCCAGAGAAAGCACCTCGCGCTCAATGCGATGCCGAGGCCGCTTTGGCCAAGAAGGCCAGCGCCTTCACCAAGAACGCTGTGGCCAATGCCCTAGAGGTCGAGGTCAAAATCCTCAAGTGGGACAAGTACGGTGGCAGGGTGTTGGGCGAGGTCTACCTAGACCACCAGAGCCTCGCTGAGAGTTTGATATCCGCAGGCTTGGCGCGGCCCTACAAGGGTGACGCCAAGCAATCATGGTGTGAATAGGAGAATGTGAATGAGCCTCATTACCGAAGCCCAACTGGCTGTGATGATCCCGACGAATAAAGAAGTCGGCGAATGGTGCGCTGCCCTCAACGAGATGCTGCCCAAGTACGGCATCACCACCGACAAGCGGATCGCGGGCTTCATCGCCCAGTGCGCCCATGAGAGCATGGACTTCCGCGTCTTGCAGGAGAACCTCAACTACAAGGAGGCCACCCTCCTGAAGGTGTTTCCCCGCTACTTCGG